GATGTTTCAATAGTTGATGCTGTAATAAATGATGATGTTAAATGAGTAACATTCATTCTAAATGCTTCTATATCATTTGCAAATATAGTTGAACTAGCACTTATAATAGATGCAGTCATTGGTCCTATACTATTTAAACTTGAAAATGATTCTAATTGTAAAAATTTTCCAAATCCAGCTTTTATTCTAGTACGTCCTCCAGCTGAATCTTGTACATTAAGTCCATTTTCAGAATCAAATTTTAATCTTCCAGTTTGTACACCTGTACTTTTATTTCTAAATTCGATAGTATCATCATCTGTAATTATATGACTAAATGATCCAGTAGGAGCAGTAACTAATATGCTACTGGATATTATACTAGCAGATATAGAAGTATTAACATGTAATCCATTATCAGGAGATATTGATGCAGTTGCAGATCCAGAACCAATTTGTGATAAATTTAATCCAACAATACCAGTAGCAGGAACATTTGTTAAGGAACTACCATCTCCTATAAATGATCCACTAAACGAACCAGATAATTGCAAATCGGTACGAAACTGTTTACTATCAAATAATCTTCCCATTACTCAGTGCTCCATCTTCCATTAACTACAATTGTATCAGAACTACTTAACGTATATCCTAATGATCCAGTATTAAAATTAATTGTTTGTGGGGATGTAATTATAGGTGTCCATGTATATAAATATTTGTCAATATATTGTCCGTTAATATATACATCAAATTCGTTTTTAGTTGCTGGTTCAGAATTTATAGGATTCAATGCTGCAGAACCAGAAACTTCAATTGTGTCAGCATCGTTAAATGATCCAGATTGATCTGATAAATTAGTTATATATAACATTGTTGATGCATCAATAGTAGTTCCGCTACCACCGCTACCAGCTGATCCTAATATAACAGATCCACCAGAAAATACTTGTTGTTGTACATTTAATATTTGTTGTGGTATTTTGGTTGTGTTAAATATATCAATATCTGCATCAATAACTTGTGCCCATTGTACTCTTTTCAATGAATATCTTTTTTGTATAGTTGATTTTCTATATTCTTGTTCTGCCATTAATGTACCATTAACAGTTAATGGCATTGTACATCTAACTAATCTATCTTCTCCAACTGTATTAATAGTTTCAAAACTTAAACTTCTAATAAATGTTCTATATTTATTAAATTCATTACCCCATGCAAATGTTCCATATGGCATAATTTGTTCTACCAATGTATTTAATTGAGTAGTAAAATCTGTCCATATTAATAAGTCATATTCTACATCTACATATTCTGGTATATTAATTGCATATAATTCTTCTGAAAGCATTGGTTCATTTGTTGGAACTGGAAATAATTCGTCTCTGTATTTATTTTGTTTATTATAACTATTTTTATAAACAATCTGATTTCCGTTTGCAGGCCTATTTATATCTAATTTTTTTAACGTATCTCGTTCTTGTAATGAGTTTCGTTTAATCATAATTAAAGGAGATTGTAACATTCCCTTTTCATCACGTAAATATCCTAATCTTCTTACATTATCCCATTTTTCACCATTTGAAAATATTACAGGAACATCAATTAATTCTCCATTTGCATTTACTTGTGGCTGTATTTCATTTTCTATAAACCACTTTATAGCATAATCAATATCATATACAGTACGCTTTGGAGTTTTAACAATATCATCATCTCTTCGTATTTCGTTAGCTCTATTTAATAATTGATCATTTCTAGAGGATTCAGTACTTTTTAAAGATGGTTTATTTGTTTTACGATCTATATTTTGTCTATTCTCTCTAGACATTATTCAAATCCTTTATATGATGGTTCATTATCTGAACCAAATCTCATTTTTCTTATATTAGTTGGTGTTTGTCTAGTTACATGTGCATCACATAAAACAGATACACTATATCCAAAGTCACTACCATTAGGCCATGTTTCAGGATTTTTACCAGCAAAATATTGATTTGCGTCGACATTATCTAATTCATAAAATTCAGCATCCCATTTTACAATATCACCAACTTCTGGATAAAATCCTGCTTTTTCTATAATATCTCTTGAAATGCCAAATTGTGCAGTTCTGGTATATGAATGCCCATAATCATCCATTGATCCATTTTTATTTTCTTTAGTTATTACAACAGGAATTAGTATAGAATCAAAATATGTTTTAGATGTAGATTCTCCATATATATTTGAATTTGATTCTTCTACTACTAATTTGAAAAATTCTATTTCAGTATCTATAATAGAATTTATTAATTCTGAATTTATAGAAGCAAGAAATTTTGCATCCCGTTGTGTCCCAAATAATGCCATAATTTACCCTACGTATATTTTTGTTGGTATTCTAGATAATACTTCATTCATTGCATCATTTTCAGCTTGTTGTCTTGTCATCATACTCTCTTTAGTTAATTTGTCTAAAAATTCTCGTAATTGCGTAATTAATGCGTCTTTTTCTGTTTGTCCTTGTGTTACTAATTCAGATCCATTTAATGTTACTTCTGAATTTGGTATTGGTACTGTTGAATATTTTCCTCTAACGTATCCTAACATTTCTTTAATAATTGCCAATCCATATTTAATAATCCAAGCCCTACCCATATCATTAATATGACTAAATTGCTGATATGTATATGGAATATTTGATGCATCACTTATTACATTATTCATTACTGCGGTATTACCGAATAACACAGCTTGATCTGCTTTTTTCTCTTCATATACATATTCTACATAAAAAGAATCAAAATGTAAATCTGCTAACGATCCAGATACAGATGGTACTGGAAATATTTTTATATCATCGCCATGTACTTCAAATGACCAATGAGATTTTCTTATTCTATCATTAAATTCGATAGTTTGAATTCTTAATAAGTCTTGATGTAATGGCATCATCATGAAATTAACAGATGGTGAAAATCCACCAAAATCCATTGAATCTAATAAATTTTGTGATCCTAAACCTGTTCCTACAAATGGATCAAAATATCTTATAATTGCAGGTGGTACATTATGTAATACTCTTTTAATTTCAATTGAGCTAGATGCATCTAATGGTAACCCTGATTCAGATATAGCTGTTTTTATATTATAGTTTTGAACACCTGGCGATGTTTTTACTTTAGCTGTATACCATTTATCATGTCCTCCAGAATCAGCTTCTGCTCCATATGTTTTTGATAATTTTGTAACATATGACAATGAAGATCCTACCAATGTATTTGATAAACTTTCGCTTACTAAAAAGTCAGATCCTGTTTGTATTCCTAATGTGCTTAATAAATTATTTGTAATATTTACTTGATTTACTTGATTTGAGTATTCAATTACTGCTGATTCAAATGCTGTATAAAAATTTATGTCTATTAATTCAACATCCATAATTGGATATCCAACATTTTGTGCTGCAAACTTTGCAAATGCATCTGATTGAGTTTGAAACATAGTATCATTGTCAAAGAACCCAAATGGTGTATTTCCTGCGGTAAAAGATGAACTTCCGGGCCAAATTGGCTTATTTTCACTATAATCTGCCATGTATTCCTTTTATTATAAATATTATTGGAGTTTAGTTAATGTAGTTTCTAATAACTGCATTTGCTCTAATGTTTCTATTTTACCTACTGATATTTTTCTTATTGCATGAAATGATTTAATTGCTGGATATGGAGTCATTATCTTAACTGTTATTAATTCTGCTCCTTTGCCTAAGTCTTGTTCAATGTGAACCATTAAGACCATTCTTATTGCTCTTATGCGATCTAAACAATCAACAAGATTGCCTTTATAGCGTATACGCATTTGCATTGAATATTTTGTTCTAGGTACTGCCATAATACTTCTTTTATTATAAATATCAAAACAGTAAGAAAGGGATGAAATAAATCATCCCTTCCTAGTTTATGTTAAATAAAATTTAATTAGTTATTAAAACTATTAAACTGTATCTAATCCAGCAACATATACTTTACCGTAGAATTCTGGTCTAACCATTTTCTTAGCATATCTTGTCATTACACCTTTTCTTGGTGTGAAATTAACAGGATCGTATACTAGTGGAGTCATAATTAAAGGTACGTATGGAGCATAAACTGCACCAGTTTCAAGGAATTGAGCTCCTCTATAACCCATAAGGATTACGTTCTCTTTCATGTATGGATTCTTATAAACTGTGTATCTATTATTGATTGAACCAATTTTTTGAACACCAGCAGCAAATTCCATTTTAGTACCATCTGTGTCGGCAGCAAATCCAGGAATAGATTCTAGGATAGTTGCAACAGCAGGTGATGTTACTAAGAAATTAGCGCCACCCCTTAGGGTTTTTTGATGAATTTTATTAGATACTTTTTGAAGTTTAGTTCCTAAAGTTTGGAACCACTCTCCTTGAGTATTATAATATCCACCAGCATCAACAGCTTTTCCTTCGAATGCTGTTCCAGCGGCATTAATAAATTGATTAGATTGAGCTGACCAATATTCAGTTGTTACTGCGCCATTGATTAACATATCTAAAATTTCAAGATCAATTTCCATTGATACATATTCACTTAACATTGAAGTTAATTCAGCTTCAGCGTCAATTGAGTGATATGCATTCAAATCTTGAGCAAATTCAGGAGTCCAAACAGCCTTTAACTTTCTAGTCTTAGCTACGATTGGGTCTGATTGCATTTCAAGATTTACTTCTGGAATATTAATGTCAGTACCATTATCGATACCAGTATTAACACTTGATCCAGCAAATGGGTTACTATCTTCAAAATCACCTCTAGTAGTATCAGATGGTTGTTTGCTATATTTAACTGTGAATCCTCTATGGGTTCCATTAGCTAATAACGCACCTGATCCTGTTGCTACAAATATTACATTGTCACCACTAACTTTTGTTAATGCTGGGAATATACTAATTGCAGTTGCACTTGATTGTGATTCAATTGTAAATGATCTTACAGCTGTTGCATCTGATCCTGATAATGATGAAAGTGGTAAAGTTAAAGTTTTATGTTCAACTGTATTTTTACCTAATCCAATAATATCACCATCAAAATTTAATGAAGCTGATGTTGCACTTGCAATTGTTACGTCTAAACCAAATCCACCAGCACCTGCAGCAGATGATGTTTCATTGATTGAATATCCAAATCTACCAGCACCATATAAACCACCAGAAGCGTCTGCAGCATCAGATGTTACACCAAACATAGAGTTGTTAGCATTTGGAGAACCAAATTTAAACTCATTAGATGTACCACCAGTTGTTTCAAAGCCTGGTTGAGATGTACCGTATTTAAAATCTAGATAAAATACTAGTCCTGAAGGTAGGTTCATTGGTTGTACAGAAACGAATTCTTTTGCTGCAAATTCAGCAAATATTCTTCTTACCAATGGTAAAGCTACACCAGCCCACTCTTCAGAGTTAGCAGATGTACCAGTTGATGAAGCTTCTTTCACTAATTGTCTAGCTTGATTTTCAAGCAATTGAGACATACCAGATCTTTGAGTATCTCCATCTAATCCTTCAAGAAGTCCTGTTCTTTCCCATTTTGATACTAAACCTTTAGCAGCATTTCTTTGGGAAGGATTATTGTCTTCTAATAAAGATGAAATTTCCATTTTTATTTTTCTTTCTTGTTTAAAGCAACCCGGCTAATTTTTTCCATCTATTAGCTAATTGGTTGCCTTCATTAATAATTTGTTTAGTTGGTTCACTTGGAGCTGTTGTTCCTGAAGCTTTAGATGCGAAACTTTCTTTCACAATCTTTTTCTTTTTAACAGGAAGTTGAAAACTCTCAGCTAATGTACTAAACACTAATTTTACTTCTCTTGTATTACCAGCTCTATCAAAATTTTCAATTACTGTCATTTTTTGATTTTCTGATAATTCAAAATTTCTGAATAATTTATTGGTATAAAGAAGTTTTGCATTTAAAAGATTAACTTCATTAATTGTGTCTTTTAAAGAATGAATTGTATCATATGCTTCAGTTAGTTCTTCAGATAATTCGTCCATTTTTTCTTTTGGTTCTTCTTTATCTTCGTCTTCTTCTTCAGCTTCTGTTACTATTTCATCATCTTCAGAAAGAATTTCTTCGATAATTTCGTCAATGTTAAAGTCTTCCTCTATTTTGTCATCAGAATCTTTATCAGCTTTTGCTGGTTCTTCTTCGACTGCTTCAGGTAATACTTCTTCAGTTACGTCTTCATCTAGATCTTCTTCTAGTTCACGAATTATTGCTTCTAGTTCTAAGTCTTCTTCCGTTGGTGCCATTGAATTAGCGTCAGTTGGATCTTCATCTGCATCGTTCATATACATACCTTCCATTGACATATCGTCAGCAGGTGCTTCCATTTCTGGGGCAGGTGCTTCCATGTCCATTTCGGCATCCATTTCTGGTGCAGGTGCTTCCATATCCATTTCAGCTGCAGCATCCATTTCTCCACCTTCTTCTGGCTGATACATTACATCATGCTCATCAACTGGTGCAGTCATGTCTTCTGGGGCTTCCATTTCTTCTTCGGCTAAGTCTTCGGATATCTTTGCGGTTAACATACTTTGAATTCTAGGAGCAAAAGCTTCTTCTAATGCAATCTTTGCGTTTGCTAATGCAGTTTCTTTAACAGCTTTAGCATCTGCGATTGCTTCTTTAAGCAAATCAGATTTTGCCATATTGTTTCTCCTTAAATTTATTTTGGAAATAAGATTATTGTGAATCTTAATAAGATTATATTGTTGTATGACGTTATATAGATTAATAACGTATTTTAAATAAATATAGATGAAGTAAAAAAACAGTAAAAAAGCCCTAACATTTCTGCTAGGGCCTTATATAATAAAAATAAATACTATTTAATCTCTATCATTTAATGATTGCATTCGTTGTTTATAACTAGCTTGAATCATTTGTTGTCTTTTTATAATACTAGGTTTAATATATTCTTTTTTATCTTTAAGAATATTTAACGTATCTGCAGACTTTAATTTTCTTTTCCAATTACGTAAGGCAAAATTTATATCTTTACCAACTACGCTTGATCCTATACTATGACCTGGAATAATTGTTTGATGTTGCTTTAATTTTTTATTCATACTTGTGGGGGTTGAGGTGTAACTTGTTTTTGTATTGGTTTTAATGTAAATGCAAATTTTTCTACTTCTGGTAATTGACTTACAAATCCTTGTATTCGTTGTGACTCTTTAGCAGGATCTTCTCCTAATCTAACATAGAAAAAGCCTTTTCCAGCAGCATCATCAAATTTTGTTTTAATTACATGCATTCCTTTTTTATTTAAAAATGCTTGAATATCAGCTTTAACATTACCTGCAGTAGCAGGATCAATTAATTTATAAAGAAATCCTCCTTTATAATCTGATATTTTATTTAAAAGGTCAGCTTCTTTTATACTAACTCCGAAAAATTCATGATACATATTTTTATTTGGCATCTTATTCCTATATATTATAATAATTTTATTTTAATAATCCAATTATTTTATTTCAAAATATTTACTTAAACCTTGGCCGATATCTTCATATGCAGCTGACATTCTTTCTTGCAATTGAGAAATTTCCTTTGCTGTTTTTTCAAAGACTTTATATGATTCATTTAAGCCTTTCATATGTCTATTAATAGTAATACCATCAAACCAATCGCCTTCTGATAATGTCATTTGTTGAGCCATCTCTACCATATATCTAACACGCTCACATAATTCTTGAAGATTGCCTTTTCCATAAACTGATTCTCCTAAATTTGAATATCCTTTTACAGCTTCAACAAATTCACGCTTTTGTTCTTTTGATAATTGTACAGGTTCTCTTTCTAATGCTTCTAATATTTCTTTTATTTTCATGGTAAAATCCTACATTTTCCATCATCACATAATATTGATGTAATAATTTCATTTACTTTTAAATAGTTATTTTGTTTGTTTTTATTAACTGACTCAGTCATTGGTCGAAGAAATGCTCCATGAGTCGATGGATTTGATACAAAATCAAAACATATTAATTCAAAGTCTTCTTGAACTTCTACTGCTGATTCTTTATATAATTCTTTAACAGATCCTAATCCTCTACTTGATATTCCTAATGTAATACCAGCATCAAATAATGATTTTAATATTTTTCCGCTAGGTGTTTCTAATATTTGTACAGCCCCTTTTAAATCATCACCTTCCCACCACATTTTTAAAATATTATGAGATACATTATTTAAGTTAACAACTGATGATTCTGGATGATCTAATTCTCCTAATGCTCTATTTTGTTCAATATATTCTTTTTGATACTTTTGTGCTTCACGATGAAGTATATTTTTTGGATATACTCTACCATTTTGATTTTTAGCCCCAGCACGTTGTAACACTCCTTGAACAACTAATCCGCCTGGTACTCCAAATTGTGCACCTGATTGCTCATTAACTGGACCAATTGGTTTAAATGGCATATATTCAACTAATAGTGACTTACTCATATTATTCTCCTAAACTTCTTACTCTTTCTGAAATTTTTAATAATCTTTCTGAAATTTTATTTAATGCGTTATGAGTAGACTTTTTATATGTAGATCCAGCTATACCAGATTCATTTTTTAATCTAGACGTATATCTAACTAATTGTTCTATTTCTTGTAATTTTTTTGCTACTTCTTTTATAGTTCCATTAACGGTTTGAGAAGGAGTAGACTTTGGGTTGCCAGTTGAAAATTTAGAATATGATTCAATTAAAGCAGCATATTTTGCATCCATTGCTTTTTGAACTGATTCATATTTCATTTTCTTTTTCTTTTTAGCTTGAGCTTTTGTTGAAAATGCATATGGAGTTTGATATCCAGCTACTCCACCAGTAGTACTCATTTCAGCTAATTCATCTTCTGTTAATTCAATTTCTGCATCTGGATCTTGTTTTTGTAAGTCCATTGCTGTTTTTGGATCTGAAGTTTTTATAGTTTCATTAGCAGCGTCTTTCATATCTTCTTCAGTATCTCCGTCACCATCTAAGTCTAAAAAGTCAGGTTTAGCATCTTCTTTTTTCATTGCTTTTTTGATAGCTTTGTCTTTGACTCCCATATATTCATCTTTGTCAGACTCTTGTTCGCCATCGCCATCCCAATCACGTTCATTTATTTCTTGAAATTTAGATTCTATTTCTTTTAAAAAAGATTTCATTTATTTACTTTCTTTAATTCAGTTATTAAATCATAATATCTTAATAATGATAAAATATGTGATTCTTTAACAATTTTAATTGTTTCAACATTACATAGCATTTTAGATAATCCATCAATTTTTATTTTAGTTGCTTTATCTGTAACTAATGAAACTTGCTCTTTTAATTCGTTCTTAATAGATGGTATAACTTTTCTAAAATATTGTTTTAATTGTTCAGTATCATTAACGTGAGTAATATACTGATTTAAAAGATTTTTTTGACTTTCATTTAAACCTGAATATTTTTCGTTAAATTTATCTACTAATAATTTATATGTTAATAATCGTGTGTCAGGACTTTGAGACTTATATGCTTCGATAATTTTATCTACCTTTGGTTGTGTTTCTTCTTTTATTAAAATATGTCCAACAATTTCGGTTTTGCATTCTAATAACTGTTTAGGATTATCAACATCATTATATTCAAATATTTTATATATAGATGCTAATGTTTTATAATTATTAATTCTAATTTTAGAAATTTTTGTGAAATTAAAATTTTCTGAAATTTCTTTTACTAAATTATAACGTTGTCTCTTAAGCACGCTTTTGTTTAGATGATTATGTGCACTTTTACAAGTACGAATAAAATCTAATACAGACGCTTCTGATTTAAGTTGTTCTTTGATTAAAGAATTATATAATTGTAATTCTTTAGATAATTCTGTATTTTTTCCGAAGTATTTTTTTATAATATTAATTGTTAAAGATTTGTCTGTAGTCAATGACTCAGAAGTTAACTTTCTAACTAATATTTCAAAGAGTATCGCTGTATTTTTATATTTTGAATGTTTTAAATTTTTCATCACTTTAATACATAGTCCTTTTCATATAAATATGGTTTAATTATAAAATATTATCTTCGTCTAATAAAGAAGAAGAATTATTTAATTTTTTGTCAGTTTCAGTTAATATTTTAGATTTTTTTGATGTTAATTTTTTAATAATATTAGCATTTTCCATTGCCGTTGCTTTAGTAACATTATTTTTCATTCTATCATTTGGCTGAAATGTTGATGTGAAATTTTTAGGATCTGTTCCTTGTTTTAATGTTTTTGCTCCGGTTGGATCCCATCCAAATTCATTATCATGTTGACCATATTTAATTCCTTCTGGAGGTCTTCCGCCTGTATCTTTGTTTTCTACATCATCTGTACTCATATGTAATGAAGCTAAATCGTGAGGAGTACCATAAGATGTTCCAGTTAGAGTTGGATCATTTCCTTCTTGCTCAATTTGATTTTGACGGAATCTTAATTTTAGATCCTCTACTACGTTATTACGCTCTTCTAACCACTGTTCTTCAGACATATTAAATATAAACTCATAAATGTATTTGTCTGATAATAGTTTAGAATCTTTCATTGCTACTGCCAATTGAATCTTTTCATTCATTAATGCAACTTTTTGTTGATCATAAATAATTGATGGTGCAGTTAATTCTAATTCAAATCCTACTAAGTCTTCTCCTTCATATCCTTGCGAATATAAATGTATAATTCCTATTTTTACTAATTCAGAAACAACAATTTTTTGTATTCTTTCAATTGTTCTAGCAAATCTAATATCCATTGAAGCTAATGTAGTTTTTCCTTCAACGCCTTCATCATATCCTAAAAATGGCTTTGGTATTTTTAAAGCAGCCATCATTTTATTTTTTACGTATTCGATATCATCTATACCTGTAAATTCCATTCCTGGCAATGTATCTATTTGTGTTTGACTATTACCTCCTCTTACAGGCAAGTAATAATCTTCTAACATATTATTTAAATTAAACTTTAAATTATAATTACCAGTATTTTTATCTACATATGGAATTTTTTTCATTTTATTAATAATTGTTTCCATAAATGAATCTACTTCATTTGGTGGAATATTACCAATATCAATTTTAAAAATTCTTTTTTCTGGCGCTCTCATTATTCTATGAATTAACATTGCATCTTCAAGCATCATTAATTTTTGAAATTCTTGTCTAGCTCCTTCTAACATTGATCTACCATATGGTAAAAAATTTGAATCAGATATCATTCTAAAATGAGCAATTTCAAAAACATCATATTCATCTAATTCAGAATAAGAATGTCTAAATTTAATTTCATACTCACCAGTTTCTTCATTAAATTCTTCTAATCGTTCTATTTCATATGCAGATAATGGTCTCGCATTTAATATTCCTAATCCGTCTGCTATATCCAATTTTAAATAAAAATCTCCATATTTACATAAATTTCTAATCCATGGCCACATATTAAAATCAATATTTAATATATCATAATATAAGTTATGTAATACTTTCTGTATTGGAGTTTTGTTTGTTTTAATTGTTAGAATTTCTCCAAATTGATCTGCTAATGATGACTCATCTGAATATATATCTAATGCAGAAGATATAATAGGATCTTTGTCCATCATTTCATAATCTGTATATAATTGCATACGACTCTGTTGTGAATAATGATTTGAATCATATCCGCCATATGAACCTTGAGCATGTTTTCTAGACCCATGTAGTCTACTATATCTATCTGCTAATCTTGTTTGAGATAAATTTCCAGTAGATTGTAATTTATTTGTATCAACTATTTTAAGTCGATCTTTGCCGTATTTACGAACTACTACATTAGTAGAGAATAAATTTTGTAAACGTTTTCTTAAAGACGCCATATTGTTTCTTTTTTATTTATATATAAATATAACTTACTACAGAAGCCATGTTAAATTTTCATCATTTTCGCCATTATGCCAATTCCATGCATCAGATGGACGAGTATCATTTCCAGTATAAATTGTAGTATCAGTCTTTTGTACTTTGGATAATGCTCGTTTATTTAAGTCAATACCATGTTGTCTTAATTTTAAACTAGTATCTCGCAACCACAATCCTATTGCATAAGCCATTACTAAATCATCATTATATCCTACTTGTGCTTGAGCTTTTCCGTTCAACCAAACAAATACAAACAATTCTTGTATTAATCTTTTTGATTTTATTATTGGAGTTCCTTCACGCATATACATTTCTAATGCTGATATCATTAATGGTCTAGTTCTAGATGTAGTTGATACGCCTGGTACCATTTTTGTTTTATCTTTTATATCATATCCTTTTAATAATTGAACTTCTAAATCAACATATCCATCATCTTTATATGTATAAAATATATTTTCATAATTTCTATCCAATGCTGGTTGTATTGCAGCCCATCCAATGTTTGCATTCTCTATTGCTAATAATGCATTATTCCATTCAGTTGCAACCGTTACTAACATATTTCCAAAATCTTTTGGAGGTAGTTTACCTTTATATTCTGCAACTTGTGTTATTGTTTCTACATCTAAAACATGAAATGTAGACCAATCAGCTCCATCTCCACGAGCAACATCAGCTACAATTATATAATTTTTTGTATAGTCTGGATATTCCCATATCCAATATCCATTATCAAAACCTCTTTTTTCAACTGGGTCTTGACATTTTAATTCAAACTCTTGTAATATTAATCCGTCTACAACAGTATGGCCAGAAGATATAAAGTCACAATCACATTCTTGAGCTGCTCCTCTTTCGCCTAATAGTTTTGTTTGATCATTTCTCCAAGATTGATCTCTTTCTGGATGCAAATTCCATTGCAGTTTAATTGTTTCAAATCCATTAATACCATTTTCAGCATCTACCCATGTTTGATGAAACCAATTACCAATACCATTAGGAGTTGATAATACAATTGCACCACCACCAGTAGATAATGTAGCTTGAGATGCTACCCATATTTCTTCAATATTTCTAATAAATGCTGCTTCATCAACTATTAATAATGACAATGCTTCAGAACGTGCGCCTGTTGACGAACTAGATATTGCTTTAATTTCAGATCCATTTGCAAATTTTAATGATAATTTATTATTAGTAACAATTTGTGTTTTTAACCAACTTGGTAAATTTTCATTCATTATTTGAACTTTACTTACTAAGTTTTTTGCTACGTCTTGAGTGGTTGCAATGACTAAAACGTTAAAGTCTTCATTGAATAACATTGACCATAATGCATACCCAGCTGATAATGTTGATATACCTAATTGACGTGATTTAAGAATTACATTATAACGATTATTTTGTAAAGTAGATAATGATTCTTCTTGGAATGGAAATAAATTAAATTTTATTTTTCCTCTGATAGGATGTTGTATATAACAAAATTTACGCATAAAATATACGGGATCATTCGCACATTTTAAATATTGCTCTTGTACTATCTGTTTTATATTTTTTTCACTCATTGAACAACTTCAACGATCATCTTTCCGGTGAATAGCGTGGTTAATATACCTGTTCCAAACCATATTACTTTATGATCGTACCATTTTGGTTTTAAATATTTTTCTCGCTGTATATACAAATCTATATTTTCATTTAATAGTTTTACTTTTGTATTTGTATATATTAATTCTATAGAATCTAATCTTATAACTGTTTCTAAATCAGATATTAATGTTTCTTGTTGAGAAATTATTTCGTTATTAATAGAATCCATATAATATAATGAATCTAATGTTTCTGAAATATCAATAATTTCTTTACTAGTAAAACATGTATCTGCCATTTGTCCAAAATATATTAATGGACATATAAATAATATAATAAAAATATTTTTCATTTCCTAGTTCTTTTTCTAATATTTGCTGCTGCTGATTTAACTGCTTCTTCTTTAGACTTTACTACTTTAGGTTTTTTTGGAACTGGTTGTTTTTTTTGTTCTTTTGTTTTTTCTATTTTCTTTTTTGTTGTTTCAACTTTTTTCTTAGCAACTTGTTTTTGTTTTTTAACTTCTTCAAGTTGTCCATCTAATTTATCAATTGTTTTATTATTATTGTCAATTTTCTTTTTTGCTTCATTAGCTTTTTTAGAGTTATTTTTTGATAATATAAAAAATATTCCAACTATTCCAGTTAAAATACCTAATATAATTTTCCAATATTTTTTAATCATTATTTGCCTTTTCTTTATTTAAATTTTCTAAAAAGTTTTCTTTAAACTTTGCAAATTGTGTTTCTACTTTTTCTTCAAATTCTTCTGGAGTCATTTGTGCGTCCCACGTTTCCATTAATCCATCTGAATTTGTTACGTATTGTTGTTGTTCAGTATATGCTATTTTTAAAGCTTTAACATCTTCTTCTGCTCTTTTTAACCACGCTTCTGCATTATTTTGTATACGTTTCTTTTCATATTCTTCATATTTACCAGTAACACGAAGTTTATGTTCCATTTCTATAACACAATCATAACACATACCATGAATACGTTGCATTTTTTTATCTAGGTGATTATAAGTAGATTTACAACAATCTTTTTTACAATTTGGATATGAGTTAAGATGTTCTCTAACTTCTTGTGCTATTGAGTTAGCTGGTTGTTTAACTCTAAACCCATTTTTTTGTTCTATTCGATACAGAGTATTACCAATTTTTTCTTCCCAAACATCTCCAATTTCTCGGCGTTTATTTTTTTCTGCTTTTTGTTTAGCATCAGAAAATCCAATTGTTTTTTTAGTTTGGAACTTGTGCGTCCCGGCAATCATTTCTTTGACTGCTTTTATATTTTGTAACTTTTTTGACATAATTTTAATTTATTTGAGCGACTGCTTTGTCAATTGCTCTTTTTAATAACATTAGTTTTCCAATTTGTCTTTTTCTATCATCGTCTGCAGTTATTTTATTAATAACAGACATAATTGTTTTCATTTGTTGTACAATATTTGGTTTTTGTTCTAGTGCTTGTATAAACTTTGCAATTCTATCATCTGACCCAGATGGAGCATCTGTTGGTGCTTCTGGAGCTGGTTCTGGTTCTGGAGCTGGTTCTGCAGTTGGTTCTGGAGTTGCTTCTGGTTCTGTAGTTGCTTCTGGTTCCGGAGCAGGTTCTGCAGAAGGTGCTGGTTCTGCTGGTGCTTCTGGAGCTGCAGGTGGTTCTGGTGTATCAGCTACTGGTTCTTCTTCTTCTTGCTCATTTGTAATTGTGTTTAAAGCTTGTTCAGATAGAAATTTAGTTACTTTTCTTTTAACAATTTCACGAACTAATTTTTCTTTTTGTTCTTTTGTTAATTTTTTTATTTGTGACATATATCCTCCATCTTTTTGAGCTAATGTATCAATTAACTCTTCTGCATCTTCTTCTTGATTTTTAACAAATACTTTTAAAGTGTTAGCAGGACGTTTATCATCTCCGTCTTCCATTTGTTTTGTAACATATGTATTATCAGCGTCTTTTACATCTGGTACCATTGTTTCGTTATCAAGTATGTCATCATACTCTACTTTTCTTTCTACATTTGGCATTGGTTCGCCAGATGCATTTGGTACCATACCTTCTACGTCTTTATCTAACGTATAATCTTTTAAATCTTTTCTAGATTTGTGTTTTTCATTTTTTGGTTGTTTATATTTAGCCATTTTTATATGTCCTATTATTTAATAATAAATATCATCTAGAATACTTTAACGTTCCTAATATCTGATTTATAGGTGCAAATGCACCTGTTAACTTATATGTATTTCCGCCGTACGTAAATACAATTCCTTCTACTGGCACTATTTTTTCAAATCCACCAAGTCTTTTAATTCGTTCTATTTGTTGTTTTACTAATTCCATTTTAGATATATCGCCAGTAGATCTAAGTTCACGTATTATTTGTGCAATTTCTTTTCTTATTGATTGTACTGCTGCTGCTGGATTTGCTGCTAAAAAGTTAGATGCATTCTTCATTATTTCTGCACCTAGTTTTAAAAATATAGATTCAAATGGCTCAAGATTTTGTTTTTGATATACTTTAAAATCTTTTTTATCAAATAATGTAACCCATTCTACAAATTCTGGATTAGTTATTTGTTTTTTAATTTTAACAATTGAATTTGATTTATCATTAAATGACCATCTAGTAACTAATTGATCTATAATTTCTTCTGGAATGTCATATCCTACATTAGATGCTTTTTCTTTTATAACGTCTCTCCACCAAGCTTTATGATATGTTGATACAGAATCAGTATCTTTTAAATTATACTTATCTCGTAATTGATCTAATTCATTAAATAATGCATCTTGATAATCTTGAAAATTTTCTACAGCTCCTATTTTAATTTTTTGAGGAGGTATTAAATTAAATGTGTTTTGCATATCTGCATTTGCATCTGTTACAGCTTTTTGTACTATATTTCCTCCGTCTAGATCTGTTTGCACTACATTTCCATTTTCATCATATTCAACTAAATTATGAAATTGTAATACTGCTATTTCATATGCTATTACATTTTTTGTATCTGGATATATAATTTCCATATTTGCAAATACTTTTCCATTTTGAAAAATATTTTGTAATTGTTCTGGACTAATTTTTTGAAATGCAGCTGCTAAATCATTTCCTGCTTCACCAAATGCTGCAGATATAGGTCCTCTATTAGCAAACTTAGCTTGTAATCCTTTTACTGATAATGGATTTTTTCGTTCTGTTTTATTTCTAGCAAATTTAACTTCACCATCTTTGAATGTCATAAATATATTTTGACCGTCTGTTTTTTCAGTAACAGCTGATTCTATATCTAATCTACCTTGTAATCCACGCTGAATCATTTCTTTGAAATCTGCAAATGATAATGATTGTGATCTGTTTTTATCAAATGGATGTGACATATGTCCACCTAATCCACCTTCATTTAAATATTTTGTACCAAATACTGTTTTAGGATATTTATCAAAATTATAAACAAATCCATCTTCAGTGTCTTGTTTGTCTAATGCTTTTCTTAATTTTTTAATTTTTTTAGCATGTGCTTGAGAACCTTTTGGTGTCATATATCCACCATCCTCAAATAATTCATTTACATCTGCTTCTAATTCTTGCAAGAACCATTCTTGTATACCAATAGATTCTTTATTTATTTTATCTCCAGCTTTCTTTGCTGCTTTATATGCTTTAGATCCTTTTTTAGCTGGTGTACCTCCACGTTTTCTTTTTGCACGAATATTGGCCCATAGACCATCACCTTCTCCCATTACATCTCCATATGTCGGAGCTCCACCAAGCATTTGCCAAATATTTTTTATTATAGATTCATCATAATTAGGATAACTTGCTTTAAATTTACTATATGCATCTGCATTTAATGCTGCTCTTACAGTGGATGCAGATATTGCATTACCATCTTTATATTTTAAAGGATCAACAGAAACTGTTAATTCAATAGCATCTACGCCAGCTGGAATTTTTCTGCCTGATCGATCTCCAACTGTTTTATATTTGTCTATATTTGGTAAAAATGATTTAACACGAACATAATCATCATCTTTTTCAGATGCAGCTAATGCAAATTGACCTTGAGTATTTTCTGGCAATTCAAATAGATATTCATATGCAGCCATTATAGGAGAATTAAAATTGGTAGGTTGTATTTCAATGTTTGTATTTTTATTTAATAAATTAAACATTTTAATACTTGTATCTCTAGTTATACCATCTCTTTCTTTTGGGCCTATTAACATGATAACTTTATCAACATTTGGATTTTGAGCATATCGTTGTGCAAGAGCCATATGCGCTCCTGTAATTGGCTTAAAGCCTCCTGGAAATAATACTGTTACATTCTTCATTTTATATAAATATTCCTTTAAAATAATTCATGGTTAATTATAACTTTTGGTTATTAGTTTGTAGTTAAATAGATCTTTAGAAGTGTTATAATATTTTTGATTTGATGCTATATAATCTAATTTTATAGTATCTTCTTCTACTTTATAATTATTTGATTTAAATACAGAATGTACTTCTAGATCTGCAGGTGCCCAATATGTGTATTTACCGCCAGGCTTTAATATATTAGGTACTATTTCATGAAATGGGTTTAACGACTCTTTCCAAGTGTCAAAATAAATACCATCAAATTTAGGTAATTTATTTAATACATTTTGCCATTTATCAAATAGACAGGTAACATTGTATTTTTGATCCCAACCATCCTTTTTCATTTTATTTTGTACATCAGGGTGTGCTTCTATAATCCAATGTTCTTGTACTCGATGAGATTGAATATAAGTATCTATAAGACCTAACCCAAATCCTACATTAAGTATTCTTCCTTTGTTATGGCATATTAATTCTGCAGATCTTTTCATTATAGGATCTTCCCAGCCCATCATAACTGGTTGAGCATTAGGAGTTAACAGTCTGTTATCTTTTGTAAAATAAACTTTGTTATTTAAATATTCTGTATGTTTATTTAAGTTATTCATTAACAAATTCCGCTGCTAGCAGTTTGGCCATCTTCTAACTCTATTGCTTTATTTGCTCTACCAGCATCAACTCTAAAGTATCCGTCTGGTGCATCTTCTGTACCTCCACTATTTGTATATACATTGTCACCAGTATTTTCAGGAAATGTTCCTGTGCCATCATGATACCATGTCTCTATGGCTACTTCTTCTGCTGCACATGCAGCATTTGCAGAACTAAAAGTGCCACCTTCAGCATCTAAAAGAGCTGAAAAAGATGTTAATGAAGGAGATGATGTTGCTTGAGATACCGTTGAGCCTTGTCTTTCGCCTAATGCATTTTCAGCAAATGATGTTATATAATATGTTGTGCCAGCAGTTAAACTTGTTCTTGATAATGTATATGCTCCTGTAGAAGTACCTGATGCTACGACTCGAGTGTTTGATGAATAACTTGCATTTGTTCCAAAATAAAACCCTCTTTGTGTTATTCCTCCAATTACGCCACCGTCAGCAGTAACATTCCCATTACACGTCATACTGGTAGTAGTTACTGAAGATGCTGCAGATGTTGTTACTGTTGGATAGTCTTTGTTTGCCATAGAATTTAAGTTTAAATTTCCACTTGATGGATTTCCTACTGCATAGGTGTCAATTATAGTAAATAAACTTAAATTAGTTTGAACTTCAAAACTTCCGGAGACTGCAATTTGTTGCATTGATATATTATCACTACCTACTGGCATTATTTAATCTTCTTTTTTAATTCGTCTATTTGTGTTTGTTGATCTTTAACTGCTTCTACAAGTACTGCAATAATTTTTTCATAGTCAATAGTTTTATATGTTTCATCTGGTTCTGCACCTTCCATTAATGGCATCTTTTTATCTTTAACTATTTCTGGTATTACTTCTTCTACTTCTTGTGCTATTAACCCTATATCTTGTTTGCCTTTTTTCTTGCCGGCATTCCATGTATATGAAACTCCTCTTAAAGATTTTATTTTGTCTAATGCTCCACCAATTGGAATTATATTGTCTTTTAGTCTAATATCAGATACAGAAGTTGATGATGCTATAACATCTCCATCAGCATGAAAGTCGCCATCTGTTTCAAATCTAAATTCTTCAGTACTACCAAAATATACCGGTATATTAGCTGATGATGCTAATCCTTGTGCAAATGGAAAATTATCGCTCACAGTTTCATCAATAGTAGGTAAGCTTGTTACAAAACTAATTGTCCAACCATCATCATAAACATCTACATCTGATGAATATCCTACTTGTACATCTCTGACTGTAACTTGTGGATAGCTCCATGTTGAAGTAGTTTCACCAATTAACACGCAATGAGAAGTACTATCATGTCCGAATCTAACTGTGAAGTTTTTTAGATGATTTGTGGTTAATACCTGTGCTGTCTGATTAACCCATTCATTAGAACCTGCTTGCTGATAAGCATATCCTGCTACAAAAACACTAAAAGATTCATTTGTTGTGTAATCAAATATATCTACCCAGAAACTTAACATATCCGCAGGAGCTGTTCCAGCTGCAGATGGAATTGCTATTTTAATTGCACCAGTATGAGCATTAGTGCTGGTTCTCCACATACCACCGCCAGGAAATATAACTTGTCCTCCATATGCTGCATTGGAATTTTCTATAAATATTCCATCACCGCTTCCAAGTTTAATATTTCCATTTACATCTATACCAGTATTATTAACTGTTAATCTTCGAGTTGAACCATATACAAATTGTAAGTTACCTGCAGAGTTTGTTGTTAAATCATTTGGTGATTCATATATTTTTGTGTTACCACCAGTCCAACTTAGTCCTTCGTTTGGTCCTGGGTCATTAAATGACATTTGGCCTACATTACTTATTGTATTGTTATTTAAATTTAATGTACCACTCATAGTACCGCCAGCTAAAGGCAATGCATTTGCTGTATAAC